CTACGCCGGCCATGCCACTCATCACCCTGAGAACATTGTAATTTACAGCATAGACACGAACTTTAGCAGTGGCAGTGCCGGCAACAGTTGGTGAAGAAAGGACAAGCTGAAGAACAGCGTTATCAATTCTGGAAAAGTTGCAAGATCCACTGGGTTGATGTTCCTCTGGTCTCAAGGCAAAAGAGTATACGTTGATACCAGTGTCAGGTGCTCTGGTGTGATGTTGGTAAGGTTGGACAACATCGAAGTAAGAACCTTCACGTTCAGAGAATCTGTCTTGTCCATTGAGTTGGAGTTTGGCAGTGACAACAGGGTTTTCACCCCAGCAATGCATGTCAAGAGCAGTTTCAGCGAGAACGAAAGTTCCAGCATCAGAAAGACCGGAACCAGTGACGGCAGAAGAACCATCAGTAGGTTGGAATGGAGTGTTGACGGAAAGTTTGTTCCATTCTTGTTGGGAGGTAAGTCCGGTGATGTCAACAGCACCAGGCATTTGGAAGAGACCTTGGGAGGTAACGAAGGCTTGGGAGCCAGCGGTTTCGGTAGGTCCTCCGAAGGCGTGGATGGCGTTAGGAAGAGCATCAATGGAGTCAGTGTAGTTGAATGGCTGAGCACCAAGGACTTTGAAAAGAAGTTGAGAAGCATCTAATGATGAGCAGTAATCAACGTTAGCATCAGGTTGAACAACCCAAACAAGTTCTTTAACAGGGTGGTTAAAGTTGAGTTTGATTTTGTTGGATGAGGAACCAACAGATTCATCACCAGTGAATTGAACTTGTTCAATGAGGTATTCGTGAGGGTTTTGTGCCATTTTTCTGCGTTCATCAGTGTCAAGGAAGATGTAGTCAACATAGAGGGAAGCAGCAACAAGGGATTGTTGGTAGGCAGTGGTGACGGATTGGGTTCCGGCACTGGAAGAAGAAAGGGTGTTGACAGCCCATAAGCATTCTCCAATAGGTCTGAGGTCAAGGTTGATTTTGACTTCGTGGTACTGTACGACCACATATACCCCCGCTTTCGCGGTATTTATCAGCATTCTCATTACAACCTGTAACAATGAGAACATCGCTGGGGACTAGACTATATCTTAAGTCTTCATAGTATTTGATTAAAATACTTCGACCCATAACCATTTAGTCGTTGAACCTTCTCCATAGTCTTATCATATCGACGTTAGGAGCTTGGCTGCGGATTATCCGTTTCAGATACTTTTTCAGTATCATCATATGAGGGTTTTTTACCATACCCGAGTTTTATTCTCAGCCATTGTAAACTTTCATTTACAATTTGGTACCCTAAATATTTTGTGTGTATTTGATTGAATCTATTTATGTTTACAATGTTGTTATAATAATAATGTAATATTAATTTGTCGCTTTTTTGTCGATTTTCAATAGAATTTAATGGCTGTAAATTTGTCCAGTGGAAACATATGTATTTATCATTTTCATTATTAAAATTAAAAGAATTTATTGGAAGTATATGGTCAATTTGCCATACTTTTCCTATATTATTCCAGTTCATATCAGGTGAAAATCGAAATTCAATCCATTTTTTAAAAAACTCTATATCACATCCAATATATGTTTGGTATGAGGTTGGTTGTTTTTTTAACATTTTATGAATTTTACTTCTCATTATTTCAGATATTTTAAAATTAAGGTCATTTTGTCGTTTTATTTTAATCCTTAATTTTCGTTCTGGAAGATATTCTTTTGATTTTATTTTTATATGTTCCTTTATTTCTGGTCGATTTCTATATTCCTGTCGTTGCTTGTTGATTGTATCAGAATTTATTTCTCTGTATTCTTTGTTTCGTTTAAGAAGCTTTTCTTTATTGGAAATATAATAAGAAGCTAATTTTTTATTAATTTGTTCTCTATTATTCATCCGATACAATTTTCTACAATCATTACAGTCATATCTTAAATTATCTTTTGAAGATTTTAATTTACCAAAGCATTCAATTGATTTTTCGATTTTACATTTACAGCATTTTTTAAACATTATATTATAATTTATTGTTTTGTATTTAATATTATCACACAATTTATTTATTTTATCATCTTTGGGAACTTCCCGCAATTTGGTCATGTTGCTTCCTGATTTTAATAACAGGAAACTAGCATCTGTGATTCATGAAACATAGTTTCACGCTGAGTCAACAACAAATTTTCCCTAAAAAAGTGCTCAGATTTTTTAGGTTGGATACTTTTCTGCCCTACAGATTTTAAGGCGATTAAAGGAAGAGCAAGTCCAGGGTTTCTGCAAAACCAGAAGAGAAGAGGAATGTAAAGAGTGGTCTCAGGAAGAGCATTGCGAGGAGCACATACTTGAGTAGGAGCTCCAGAGGCAGCGCAAGGACCAGCAATACCAGCGAAGGATGGGTCAGTCATGTAGGTGAGTTGAGTGGTGTTACCAATGAGTTTGAAGTATCCTCTTTGTTGTTCAGCAGACATGGTAAGTTGGTTCCAGATGTGCATCCAGTCACCATATTGACGGTCAATTCTTTGACCTCCAATTTCAACTTCAACTTGGGCAACAAGTTGCTCACCAATGAAATCTAACCATCTGGCATAGACACCAGAACCAGCAGCTGAAGAAGCCATGGATTGGTTGATTTCAGGAAGAGTTACTTGAAGGTAAGTTCTGTAAGCAAGGTCACCATTTCTTGAGATGGTGCAAGTTACACGTCTTCCAAAATCGGCTTGTCCAGAGAATGTTTGTTCAATGGATTCCATTGCGAAGTTTGTGTGTCTGCGGTATGACACTTTCCAGAAGGTAATCTCTGGTGTTCCAGTAAGGAAAACATCTTGTGCGCCGTAGGCGACTAATTGCATCAAAGCTCCACCCATATTATATATATACTTCCTAAAGAAAAAAAATTCAGAAAAATACACAAAAAAACATAAATTCCAAAAATAATAAAAAACACCCTCCACTCAATAAATTATACAAATAATATTTTATATATTATATTTATACCATGTATCGTGTCATTGTATAATAATATCATCGGAATATAATATTATGTCACGAGTTTTGAATCGAATAGTCAGTTCTCCCCCTATTTCAAATGCATATTGGATTCAATAAATTTATCTAAATAGTCAGACTGAAACACTTCTTTTTTCCCCTCATGTTTTTTGGTAAAAATATAAGAGTCCTCTATTTTTTTGACAGACCATCCTTTATCAAGTGCATTCATAATAAATACCATTTTCTGAAAGTGTCCTTTTGACATATGAATTTCATCTGTTTTTTCTTTTTGAATAAATGACATCATATGTTCTCTTTTCTTTTTGAGTATACACTATTTTATTATATTGAATCGCAAATATTTACGAAAACGAAAACGAGAACAAAAACTTAATCTGTGTGCAAAATATATAGAAAAACCAATCGAATTTATATAAAAATATATTACAGTTGTGGAATGAAAAATGCAAACACAATCGATAAAAAACACACCGAAATGTTGAATGTGTTTCATCAAAACAAGACAGTGGTGATTCCACAATTAAAAGACGATATTGAAAAACTCAAGCTGTATTTAAAAACCCTAAATATCTCTCAAATTGATGAATACATGGAAACCAAAGACAAAATCAAACAGAAAAAAAAGGACATTAAAATCTATTGTTCTCAAGAGAAGGAATATTTTCTGGAAAATTCAAAATGCATCTTTGATTATTTCGAACAAAAGAAAGATATATCTACAGGAGGAGGCAAACAGAATACAAATGTATTAAATGCATTTTTCAAAATCAATGCCAAGAACAACGAATCCTCCAACCCCATTTCCGAGAAATACAATCAATCCCGTAAAATTTATCAGTCTTATTGGCGTAATGTCACAAATGATTATATTAATATCAATGATTATATGGTTGTTTCCGATGTATGTGAATATTGTAATACAGGTGAGTTGATTCCACAGGAAGAAGAAGGAATATTAATCTGTAATAATAAAGAATGCGGCAAGTTTATTACGTATATCGTGGATTCCTCGAAACCTACAAATAAAGAACCACCCAATGAAGTATCTTACACAGCATATATTCGTCTGAACCATTTCAAAGAAATTTTATCACAATTTCAGGCAAAGGAAACCACCAAAATACCCGACAATGTGATTGAAGCAATTAGAGAACGGATTAAAAAAGAGCGAATCAAAAACTACAGCGAAATCAATTACAATAAAATGCGAGAAATATTGCAGAAACTGGGATTTAATAAATATTTTGAGCACATTCAATATATTAATTCGATTTTCGGTATCAAACCACCGATTATGAATGAAGAATTACACGAGACACTGTGTGTGTTGTTTATCGAAATCCAGAAACCATGGGCAATGCACTGCCCGAAAAACCGAAGGAATTTTTTCAATTATACGTATACATTATATCAGTTGTGTGTGTTATTAAATCAAACACAATATTTGCCTTATATTCCAATGATGAAAGACCGTGAAAAACAGTTGGAACAAGATATGATATGGAAGAATGTGTGTATGGAGTTGGATTGGGAATTTTTTCCGACAGTATAGCCAGTTAGAAATACACCTATTTATGTTGGGCATGTTCTCTTTGTTGCAGTATTTCATTGTATATTTCAATGAGTTCAAACTTATCATGGTTATTCAAATCTTTAATATACTCCAACTGTCTGTCAGATAATTTTTGGTAATTGCGTATATCGTCTTTGATTTTTTTGAAAAAGTCGATTTCAGCCATTCCCATATAATTTTTCAAACAATAAGAATAAGATATGCCTTCACTATTATCTAAACCGGGTTTCTCGGGTGGTTTCCAAGTAATTTCTTGTTTTTGTTCTTCTATTATTATTCCCATCAATCTGGCTAAGGCTGGGTCAATATTCCTACACATTAGTTCTCCAGAATCCGATGATTTACTTTCCTCGAATTCTGAATCATCGTCTTCTTCGCTATAATCAGAATCATTCTCATATCTAAACATCAATGAATTCATGTGATTACTATATATATTTGTTTCAAATAAATTTATTCTGTAGGATTATCTTACAGAATAAATTTCGTCCAATTCAGAAGAAAAGGACCA